TCCGTTTCAAGCATACAAAAGCAGCTCAGTTGACGACATACAAATATCTGGTGAATTTAGTTGCGAAACAGAACAAGATGCAGCCTACTGGATACAAGCCACAACATTTTTTAAAGCATCTACTAAAATGTTTTTTGGTAAGAGCACAAACGCTGGTAATCCACCGGTGATCTGTAATCTAAGCGGCTACGGTCCCGGAGTGTTAAATTCTATTCCAGTTGTGGTAAAAAGTTTTTCAGTTGACTTACCCGAAGATGTAAACTATATCAAATGTTCGTCTAACAATTTTGGCCAAGCTACATGGGTTCCTATCCTAAGTAAAATTTCTGTTACTGTAACACCGATATACAACAGAAGTAAACTTCGTCAGTTTAGTCTACAAGAATATGCATCAGGCTCAATGAGCACCAAGGGATATATTTAATATATGGCTACACAATCTAATACGGTCAAATACAAAAAGACTAGCCCATGGGCCACTACTAAACAGAACAGGTTGTACCTTGACATACTGTCAATTCGCCCAGTGCCTGCAGAAAGTGATGACTTCAAATATGTTATTGAAAATCAATATCGTCACCGGCCTGACCTACTGGCCTTTGACCTGTATGGTGACCCTAAATTATGGTGGGTATTTGTTCAAAGAAATATGGACGTTATCAAAGATTGCATCTATGACTTTGAACCAGGAACGGTTATTTTTATTCCTAAGAAATCAAATCTACAGAATTATTTAGGAATATAATATGTGGGATGAAATAGGATTTAATGGCAGCACCTACGAAGATGACCCGGGTGTAACAAATGTTCCATCTGGAGTTGCATCGGTTGTAACAGGCGCTACAGAAGCCTTGGCAAGTTGTAATGTTGGCGATTTTGCTAATTTAGGTGACATTGATTTTTATAGTCTTGCTGGGTTTCAACAACAGTCAACGGCTAACGGCCCCCCGTATGAAAATATTCTCGAACAATTTGCATCATACACTCCATTATGGACATTGGCTTGCCTTTCACCTGATCAGTTCAACGATCCAAGTCAATATAGAGGAAAGCCCGGCGCTTTACAAAATGTAGTATTTTCTTCAGCAGGTCGATTTGCTAGTCAGCGCACACAGACCATTGTTGGAGCACCTGAATATTTTGTCAATAATTTTAACATGAGAATGACACTGGCAGCAACAAAGGCCAGTGGCTCGACTAATGTTATTAATTTTGCCTTTGAAGTCTATGAACCATATTCAATGGGCTATTTTATTCACAGTTTACAAACCGCAGCTATCAACGCAGGCTATCCTAATTACAACGGAACACCATACTTATTAAAATTAGAATTTGTTGGACACAAAGACAACGGACAAATGTTTGGCAGCAGTGAAGCACTAAACAAATATTTTGTTATACAATTTACAAAAGTTAACTTTACAACCAATGAAGGCGGCAGCACCTACAAGTGTGAAGCAGTGCCACTCAATCACACCGGATTTACCAATGTTGCTCAACAGATCGTAAACAACATTAAACTTCGTGGCGAAAATATTAAAGAAATGTTGGTAGCAGGCAATACTAGTCTATGCAGTATTCTTAACAAAGCACAGATGGATCTAGTTCCCAAGACTCAAGATTTAAATGACAAATATATTGTTGTATTTCCAGAAAAATGGAATGACCCTATTGGCCTTCCCGGTGCCGGTGCCGAACAATTTGAAACAGAGCAACAGGCAACCGCTGACCCCCAAGCGCCTGAATCATCGCCTATCAAGGGCAGAACCGGACAAGATTCTTTAAGTTACGGAAATGGTATTATTGGAACTAGTAGTTTAGGATTTGGAGCCACCTCTGGCGGTAACATGAATTTTGGATTTGAAAACGATGTTACAGATGAAGCTACGGGGTTGATTAAACGAAATTCTCTAACCATTGATCCTAAACAACGAGAGTTTTCTTTTGAAGCCGGTGCAACCATACAGAATGTCATCCAAGAAGTTATACTAAGTTCTGATTATGCAAAAAATGCCCTTGACCCATCGAAGCTAGACAGTGAAGGAAGAATAAGTTGGTTTAGAGTTGATGTACAAATCAAAATTGGAGATTTTGATCTTAAAAGAAATACACGCCAGCGAACTTATATTTTTAGAGTACTACCTTTTATGGTACACTCTAGTGTGTTTAGGAACCCCACAGCTAATCCTCCAGGATATCCAGGCCTTAATAAAATTATAGGGAAAGAATACAAGTATATCTACACAGGACAAAACAACGATATTTTAAAATTTGACATACAAATCAATCAATTATTTCATACTGGTAAGCAACCTGCACCGCCAGAAAACAGTGCAGGTGTAATAGCAACTTCAACTTCAACGGTAGGAGAAGATCCAGATCAGATCTATATAGTTCCCGACACTGACACAGCAGATGCTGCCACTACTGTAGATGCTGCGCCAGCACTTGGTGATATGTCAGTGACTAAACAAACCACTAAGGGCGGATATGGTGCGCAAACAGTTGCTCGAAGAGTTGCAGAAACGCTGAAAAATGCTATTCTAAATCAAGGCACCGGTGACATGACTAAGATTAATTTAGAAATTTTAGGAGACCCTTATTGGATTAGCGATAGTGGTATGGGCAATTATCTAGGCGACGAGCATGACGGACAACCATATATTATGAGAGATGCTGGCGGTAGTGTAAACTATCAAGGAGCAGATACTCATATAAGAGTAATTTTTAGAACTCCAGTGGAACCCAATCTTGGAACTTCAGGAGTAGGTGGCTTGTACAATTTTCCACCTAATGAACCAATCAATCCTTACAGTGGAATTTATAAAGTTCTCTATTGTGACAATAAATTTAGTGATGGAAAATTTACACAAACAATCGAAGCTACTCGTATGCCAAATCAGCCACAAGACTACGATCCTTACAAAGGACCGAGCAAAAAGATATTTGCAGCTGATATCAGCAAACAAGATACTCCAGACACCGGCGTTAATACTGATGATGCAAGTTATAATGAAAGCAATCCGCTGTATGGAATTGATATTGCCGGATGGGAAGGTAGTGGATATACCGATGAAGAGATTGCACAAAACAACGCCGACTTAGGTGATTTCCCAGGATAATAAATGGCACAAGTAAAAAGAGAATCAGCAAATAAAACCAGCGACATTTCCGGAGGTCCGTATCTTGCTAAAATTATCAGTCACCTAGATCCTACATTTATGGGCGGGCTAGAAGTTACGCTTTTAAGACCAGATGGTAATAGTATTGGTGATGGTGGGCAAACTTACGGAGTAAGGTATGCTAGTCCCTTCGCCGGACAAACAGCATTTGAATTTCAAGGATCCAATGTAGATGATTTTAACGACACACAAAAAAGTTACGGTTTTTGGTTTGTACCGCCCGATGTAGGAAATACAGTATTGGTATTTTTTATCGAAGGTGATCCTAGTCAAGGCTATTGGTTAGGCTGTGTTCCAGACAAATTTTCAAATCACATGGTTCCGGGTATTGCAGCCAGCAGGTCAGTGGCTTTTGCTGATGGCGAACAAGAAAAATACGATACTGGATTTGTGCCAGTTGCTGAAGCAAATCGCCGTGCTAACTCTCTTGAAGAAAATACAGAAATTGATAAAATCAAGCGAGCAGTGCATCCCATTGCTGATCATTTTTTAGAAGAAGGATTATTAGAAGATGATGTTAGAGGTGTAACATATTCTACCAGCCGTAGGAATGTTCCTAGTAGTGTTTATGGTATTTCAACTCCAGGCCCATTAGATCGAAGGGACGGAGCAAAGAAAACATTTATTGGTAAATCAGATAGTCAAAGTCCGGTGCCTGTTCCTGTGAGTAGACTAGGTGGTAGTCAATTTGTCATGGACGACGGCGACGATCGTTATCAGCGTAGAACACCTGCCGGAGATGGCGGCTATGATTATGCTGACACACTCGACGGCGACGCTGGAGAACCAACAATACCATCAGATGAATATATTAGACTGCGTACGAGAACAGGCCATCAATTATTATTACACACCAGTGAAGATTTAATCTACATAGGTAATAGTAGAGGAACCAGTTGGATCGAAATGACCAGTGATGGTAAAATTGATATCTTTGCCGAAGACAGTATTAGTATTCACACTAAACAAGATTTTAATTTTTATGCCGATCGCGATTTTAATTTTGAAGCCGGTAGAAATATCAACATGAAAGCTTCTGCGGTACACGAAACCGGCGGCGGAAACTTTCGTGTAGACACAGAAGCTAACACTAGATTCTTTGTCAAAGGCGATACAAAAATTACCACAGAAGGTGAAGTACATATTGCTACGTTGAAAGATAATCATATAACTTCTGTAATGAATAATAATTTTAAAAGTATTCTAAGCACCTATATTCAGTCAAGTCTAGATACTCATATAAAAGCAGGAACTAACATTAATATTCAATCCGGTACAAGCATGGATATCAAATCTGGAGATGCTATGCAGGTGACTGCCGGAGGTGACGGCAGTTGGGGTGCAGCCAATTTAACATTTACTGGCGGAGCCATTAATCTTAACGGTCCTGCAGCCCCTGATGCAGCTGATGCTACAAAATCAACAGCAGCCACGCCAACATTAGCATTAGGTATTAATGGAAATATTGTAATTAATCCAGCAGCAGCCGAATGGGTAGGTGCAAGATATAATACAGAAACTCCTTTAGAAAGTATTATGTTTAGAATACCCATGCACGAGCCCTGGCCCAGTCACGAGAACCTAGATCCTCTATCAGTTAAACCTGATCTAACTGATAGAGAACAAGCAGGCGGTGGTGAAGACGGACTAGCAGCCGGTGGCGACGAAGGTGGCGATCCACCACCAGAGGAAGCATAAAATATGGCAAAACTATATAATCAACAATCAGTAGCAACTAACAAAGCTACTACAATACAAACTAGTTCTAGTTTTAGATACAAGGGATTCAGCTCTAACGAAACAAAAAACAATTTTAAACTCTACGACATTGAACTAGTCAAGCGAGACCTAATGAATCACTTTTATATTCGCAAAGGTGAGAAATTGGAAAACCCTAATTTTGGAACCATTATTTGGGACATGTTATTTGAAAATTTTACCTCAGAAGTTCGCAGACTAATCACTGAAGATGTTGAGCAAATCATCAATTACGATCCAAGAGTTAAAGTAAATGCATTGACAATTGACAGCACAGATCAAGGTATTAGAATACAAGCAGATGTTGTTTATCTGCCGTTTAATGTCAACGAGCGCATGACTTTTGACTTTGACAAAACAAACAATATAGTAAACTGACCAGTTTATTTTTTAGGGTAAATATGTGATAGGGCAAGAAAAACAATGACTACGACTACTAGACAAACGAATTTAATATTGAATCAGGATTGGACAAGAATCTATCAGACCTTTAAAAGTGCTGATTTCAAAAGCTACGACTTTGAAAATTTGCGTAGAGTTATTATCACATATCTGCGTGAAAACTACCCAGAAGATTTCAACGATTACATTGAATCTAGTGAATATCTAGCTTTAATTGATGCTGTAGCATTTCTAGGACAAAGTCTAGCATTTCGTATTGACCTTGCCAGCAGAGAAAACTTTATTGAATTAGCATCTCGTAGAGAAAGCGTCCTTCGTATAGCCCGTATGTTGAGCTATAATGCGAAGAGGAATATTGCCAGCAAGGGTCTGTTAAAATTCGACACCGTTAGCACCACTGAGAATATCCTTGATGCCAACGGAAAAAATCTTGCCCGACAAATTATTCAGTGGAACGACTCAACTAACCCTAACTGGAAAGAACAGTTCAACGCCATATTAAATGCTGCTATGGCAGATAATACTGAAATCGGCCGTAGTCAAGGCGCTGCTACAATTCAGGGCATTCCTACAGAACAATATAGATTTAGAACCGCCAGCAGAGATGTTCCAATTTTTACCTACAACAAAAATGTTGCCGGGCGATCTATGCCTTTTGAAATGGTAAGTACCGCATTTAAAGGCAGTGAAGAGATTTATGAAGAACCCCCAGTTCCTGGTAACCAGCTTGGGTTCATTTACAAGTCAGACGGTAAAGGTGCTGCTAGTACCAACACCGGATTTTTCTTGATGTTTAAACAGGGTAGTCTTGAGCTTGCAGACTTTTCAATAGCTGTACCTACCACCAACGAGAAAGTAGCAGTAGATGCTGATAATATCAATAACAGTGATGTATGGTTGTTTCAATTAGCGGCCAACGGCGCCCAGATCGATCCTTGGACACAGGTATCTAATCTAACTGGTAATAACATTGCCTATAACAGTATTGAAAAAAATATCAGAAATATATATTCTATATCTACAAAAAATTCAGATAGAATAGATCTTATTTTTGCAGACGGCGTCTACGGAAATCTACCACAAGGATCGTTTAGAGTTTACTATCGTGTTAGCAATGGTCTTTCATACAGTGTTCTTCCTAATGAAATGCGCGGTATTAACATTGAAGTATCTTATGTAAACAAGTCCGGACAAAGTCATGTTCTTAAGATTAGCATGAGTTTAAAATACACAGTTAGCAACAGTGTACCTGCTGAAACTGTAGAAAGCATTAGAACAAAAGCACCTGCCCAATATTACACTCAGAACAGAATGATTACGGCAGAAGATTACAATCTTGCGCCACTGGCTAGTAGCCAAGACATCTTAAAAGTCAAAGCCATTAACAGAACATCTAGTGGGGTTAGTCGCAATTTTGACATCATTGATGCTAGCGGAAAATATTCTAGCGTAAATGTATTTGCTGATGACGGTTTAATTTATAAATCAGAAAGTGAAAAAAGTCTAGCATTTAAAAATGTTAGTAGAATTGACACAATTAATTTTGTAAGACAAAGTATCGAACCTCTGTTTACTAATACAGGAGTTTACAATTTTTATTTTACAAAATATGATAAAATTTTATTCACTGACACAAATACTAGATGGACACAAATTACTTCAGATGTTAATGAAAGTACAGGATATTTTACTAACTCCGTAGACCTTACATTGCAAAAAGTAAGTTCTTATACAACTAACACATTAAAATATGTCACTGCTGGTGCAATGATTAAATTTGTGCCACCTGCAGGAAAGAGCTTTAAGCGAGGCGAATTAGTCACAACTAACGCTAACGATTTAGATCAAACTGATAGACTGTGGACCAAAGTTATTCGAGTAATAGGTGATGGAACCAATGCAGGCCGTGGCACATTAAGCACGGGAAAAGGTCCAGTAATATTCAATGATACTGTGCCTACCGGAGCAATTGCCAGTAGGATTATTCCAAAGTTTGTAAACAATTTGCCTGACGCCTTAGAAACACAGATTGTAAACCTGTGTGCTGAAAATAAAAACTTTGGCCTTAGATTTGATGTTGCCACGGCATCGTGGAAGATTATTACAGCTCCTAACATTGACCTAATTAATGCATTTGCACTAGGTAAAGCAGGTGATACTTCAAATAACAATCTCGATACTAGTTGGATCATTGCTTTTATTAAAGAAGCAGATGAGTATCAAATTCGTGTTAGAACTCTAAATTACATATTTGGTAGTCTTGAACAAAACAGATTTTACTTTGATGTTAATCAAAAAATCTACGATGGAAAGACAGGTAAAACTATCAAGGATCAGGTTCGAGTTTTAGGTATCAACACTACACCGATGCCGAGTACTCCTTTGCCGTTAAAACAAGATCTTGTATTTGAAGTTGATGATTCTATCAAATTTGAAGATGGTTATCAAAGCTCAGAAGAAATTCAAGTGGCATTTAGCGACAGTGACGACGATGGCGTTATTGACAATGCAGATGCATTTGAACAGATTGTCGGAGCCGACCAAGATCTAAATTACCTATTTTTTACAGAAGTAGTAGACAGCTTTGGTAATATCATCTATGCCTATTTTGATAACAGCACTGATTTGATTTTAGTAGAACCAAAAGAAGACCAAATTAACGTTAATGAATATAATGACGGCCAGTTAATTTATTTTTACGACAGTGCGGAAGATCGAGTTAAGCGTGTAGATACTGCATCGAATAGTTTAATTTTAGAATCGGGCTATAGGGCAAATGTTGGTCGTTCTGGATTGAAATTTCAGTACACGCACAATGCCAATGTTGATCGTAGAATTGATCCTAGTGTTAGCAACATTGTTGATGTTTATCTATTAACAAGAAGTTACGATACAGAATTTAGAAAATATCTAGGCGGCGGTTTAACAATTAAACCAGATGCACCTAACAGTGATAGCTTGCGAATTAGTTTTGGATCTAGTCTTGGAGAGATTAAATCGATCAGCGACGAAATAATATACCATCCAGTAAATTACAAGGTCTTATTCGGATCAACAGCAGACTATGCATTACAGGCACAGTTTAAGATTGTTAAAAATCCAAATAAAACAATTAATGATAATGATCTTAAAGTTAGAATTATTTCAGCCATCAATGATTTCTTTGATGTAGCTAATTGGGACTTCGGAGATAGGTTTTATCTTGGCGAATTAATCACTTACATTACAAATGCAGTAACACCGGATCTAAGTAATCTGGTGATTGTACCAAGACAGCCAACACAGAGTTTTGGAAGTTTATTTGAAATACAAAGCGCCAACGATGAAATTTTTGTCAGTGGTGCCACAGTAGATGACATTGTTATTGTAACAGCAATCACTGCTAGTGAAATTCGTGTAGATGCTTCGGCAGTTATATCATCAACAAATTTAGGGTAATTGTAGAATATGGCAAATGAAATTTTCCCAGCAAGCGGACTACCAATTCGCAGGACAGTAGATTTACTTCCTCAGGTTTTTAAAACTGAAACAAACAGTAAATTTATGGCCGGTGTTATTGACCCCTTGGTCCAGCCAGGTGTGCTACAAAAAACTGTAGGATACGTTGGTCGTAGATATGGCAAGACCTACAACGGATCTGACATTTATCTTGACAGCGACAATACACTACGCAGTAGATATCAATTAGAACCGGGAGTAGTACTTTCAGACGATAGAGGTAATATTGAAAATTTCTACGACTATATCGACTTTAAAAATCAACTTAGATTTTTTAATAACTTCAACGAGCGTGATGATTTAATTACCAGCCAAGATCATTACAGCTGGAATCCTCCTATTGAGTGGGATAAATTTGTAAACTTCCGCGAATACTATTGGGTTCCTAGCGGCCCACCGAGCGTTAAAGTTCTTGGTCAAGGGGATGCAATTACCAGCACCTATCGAGTTCGTCAGGGCACAACATCAACATGGATCTTTTATCCAGATGGTGCAACAAACAATCCTACGCTAACACTGTATAGAGGACAGACATACAATTTTGCAGTTAACAGTCCTAGAGAAGGATTTTATATTCGTACAGCTTTTGATACCGGCAGTTTAAAATACAATCCTTTTCTTCCGTATATTCCTAACCAATTAGCAGTCTATGATGGAAAATTATGGAGAGCATTGACCTTTATTACGGCCAGTGTTGATGGCACAATTGTCGAAGGACCAGAGTGGGAAATTGTAGATGAAAATGTACAGACATCAAAGTTTGATTATTTCAATGGAGTAACTAATAACGGTGAAACTAACGGAACAGTTACATTTAAAGTTCCATTAGATGCACCAGATATCCTTTACTATCAAAGTGCAATTAATCCTGATAGATTTGGTCGATTTTTGATCCAAGACATCGAAGAAAATACCAGTATTAACATTGATAAAGAAATATTAGGAAAACAAACCTACACTAGTAGTAATGGAGTTGAGCTTACCAACGGACTAGTTGTGAGATTTGGAGGCAAAGTTACTCCTACAAAGTATAAGAAAGACAACTGGTTGGTAGAAAAGGTTGGCAGAGAAATAACGCTAATTAAGTTTTCTGATTTAGAAGTTCCTATCATCACTAGTCAAACTCCCGAAGTAATTTTTGATAATACTGGGTTTGATACAGAACCGTTTGATGATGCAACTTCATATCCTGGAGAAAAAGATTACATTATAGTATGTAGAGCTAGCATTGATGCAAATCCCTGGAGTCGTTATAATCGTTGGTTTCATAAATCAACTCTTGAACAAGCACACAAACTAAATGGCACAGATTTTGAAGCAGGAGACAATTTTAGAGCCAAGCGTCCTATTATTGAATTCCGACCAAATCTTCAATTGTTTAATCACGGTAGTGTTGCAAAAACTCCTGTAGACTTCATTGATACATTTACAACTGATATATTTTCTATAATTGAAGGTAGTCAGGGATATAGTGTTGACGGTGAATTTTTATATCAAGGCGCTCGAATTTTATTTGTCGCAGACACTGACGAATTAGCCAACAACAAAATTTATCAAGTTAATTTTATAACACACAATAATGTTAGACAAATTACATTACGAGCAACAGTTGATTCTGATCCTATTTTAGGAGAAGGCGTATTAGTAAGAAGCGGAAATATCAACAAAGGTCTAATGTATCATTTTAACGGAGTTAGTTGGATACCTAGCCAAGAAAAAACTAAAACTAATCAAATGCCATTGTTTGATCTATTTAACAACAACGGAATTAGTTTTTCAGATGTAACAACATACCCATCGTCAACATTTGTTGGATCTCCTATTCTGAGTTATAAAGTGGGTAATAGTGTTTCTGACAGTGAATTAGGATTTAGTCTCGACTACCTAAACATTGATAATGTTGGAGACATCTTATTCACATATAATCTTGATCTTGACAGTTTTTCTTATTCTGTTAATCAACAAACATTAACAAAAAATCTAAACACTGGGTTTTATAGATTTAACCCGCTTGACGAATTTGCCAATGGATGGGTTAAATCAGACAGCGATTATCAACAGCCAATTTTAGATAGCGTAGTTATCACTGAAGTAACAAATCAAGTTACACTGTCAACAGTTGACTGGGCAGCTTTTAGTACTCTGCCTTCTACTGTAATTTTTTATCTAAACGGACAGAGACATTTAGACAGCTACACTAGAGAAAATGGAACATTTACCTTTGCCAATGCATTTACAATAAACGATGTAGTATCCATTAAGATCTATATTAATATTGATCCAGATCAAGGATATTATCAAATACCACATGGCCTAGAAAAGAATCCGCTGAATGATAATATGACAGCATTTACTCTAGGGCAGGCAATCGACCACTTGTCATCGGCTATGGAAATTGAAACTCAATTTTCTGGTGTGTACCCTGGCAACAGTAATCTAAGAAACATCGACGGTTATCAAAATCGTTGTATGCGTTTCTTAAAACATTCTGGCATTGCTCCGATGGCAGTGTCCTTGCTCTGCGATAAAAATATCAATATCGTAAAGTCTATACAACATTCTTTAAGAGCCTATAGTAATTTTAAAAATGAATTCTTAAAAAGAATTGCAGAGGCTATGCCTCTGGACAATGTAGTTGATTTTGTTGACGAAGTTATGTCAGCAATGACTATAACAAAAGATTCATCAGATCCGTTTGCAGACAGTGATATGATAGGAAACGGAGCTCATGCTGATATAGTATATCTAGTAGAAGACGAAGGAATAAAAGTTTTTGCATTAAGTCAAACTTTTAATCTTACAGAACTTAGCCGTCGTGCAATTTATGTTTATCGTAATGGTGAGCAATTAATTCACGGTGCAGATTATACATTTGACGGTACATTTGGATTTATTAGACTTTCATTAACACTAGTTGAAGGTGACCAAATTGTAATTAGAGAATATGTATCAACAGCTTTTAATTATATTCCGGCAACTCCTACTAAGCTAGGTCTGTATAAAAAGTACCTACCATACATTTATCTAGATGACACATTTGTAACTCCTCGACTAGTAATACAAGGTCACGACGGTAGCATTACCGCAGCCTACGGTGACTACAGAGATGATGCAATATTAGAATTAGAACTAAGAATTTACAACAACATTAAACAAGAATATAACGAAGATATTTTTAATATTGACAATGTATTTGGCGGATACTACGGTAATGCGCTATACACTAAATCAGAATTAGATGCTATTGTTATTCAAGATTTTCTACGCTGGGTAGCTAACACTGACATAGATTATACCAACAACGATCAATATCTTGATCTTCAAAACAGCTTTACCTATACCTATAGTAATATGACTGATCCAACTAGACAGCAAAGTCTACCAGGATATTGGAGAGGCGTATATCGATGGTTCTATGACACAGACCGTCCTCATATTTGCCCTTGGGAAATATTAGGATTTAGCGAAAAGCCAACATGGTGGGAAAGTGAATACGGTCCAGCTCCTTATACCAGAGGTAACTTAATTCTTTGGGAAGACATCCGCGATGGTATTATTCGTCAAGGCCCAAGAGCAGGCACTTATGATAGATATGCCAGACCTAGTATTCTTGACCATATTCCCACAGACGGCGACGGCCGATTATTAAGTCCGTTAGATTCTGGTGTTGCTAACGACTTTACTTTGATCAATAATCAAGGTGATTATAGACCAGGCGATGTTAGCCCAGTAGAAGCCGCTTGGAGATCCAGTAGCGAATGGCCATTCTCAGTAATGGTAGCTCTATGCCTGTTGAAACCTTTTGAGTTTATCACAGATAGTTTTGATAGATCTAGAATGTCAGTAAATCAGCTAGGACAAACTGTATCTTCGGAATCTGGAGTGTTTTCAAAGATTTCAGATCTGCTAGTGCCTGTGGTTGGAGGAACACAACTATCCGGACTAGTTACTTTTGTTTCTAGTTACGTTCGTAGTAAAAATCTAGATTCACAGGTATTGTTAACTAGATTAAACAATCTTGATGTTAAAATTTCTACAAGGATGTCTGGTTTTGTTGATCAAACAGAACAAAAATATCTATTAGATAGTAAAAATCCAAGTGCTACTTCTAGCAGTATATATGTACCCAACGAAAATTATGATGTAATTTTCAATGTGGGTGTTCCTATGATAGGCATTGCCTACAGTGGAGTCTTGATTGAAAAATTAGCCGAAGGCTGGAAAGTCAAAGGCTACGACAACCAGCAACCGTACTTTAATTATTTTAAACCTATTGCCAGCAGCAGTGATCCGTTGACATCAGTAGGAGGTACTAGTGTATCTTTCTTAGATTGGGCCGCAGACAAAGTCTACAGCAACGGCGATGTTGTACGCACTCAAAACATATTTTATCGTGCTCTAAAATCTCATACCAGTACCGGTGTGTTTGATAAAAGTCTTTGGAAAATCTTGCCTAAATTGCCAGTAGTTGGCGGAGTTGACGCTTATTTTAGAAAAACATTCAATCAACTAAAACCAATACAAATGTTCTACGGAACTGTTATAACAACAGTTCAAGGAGTAGTAGATTTCTTATTAGGCTATCAGGCCTATTTGAAAACACAAGGATTCAGTTTTGATCGATACGATGCAGAAAATCAAGTAGCCTATAATTGGCAGACTAGCTGTAAGGAATTCTTATTCTGGACAAAACACAATTGGGCAGTAGGCTCGTTGCTAACACTAAGTCCGAGCGCCAGCCAAGTTGAAATGAAAATTCCGTTAGGAGTTGCCGACAGCTTATTTGATAGCTTTTATGATTATCAGATTTTTAAAAGCGACGGTGCACCGCTGCTACCTATATTTTTAAATGTTAATAGAGATTTTCAGTCAGTAAAGGTCAGTACTGTTAATACTAATGAAGGTATCTACTTTATTAAAGTATATTTTGTTCTCAAAGAACACATTACTGTATTTGACGACCGAACAGTTTTCAACGATGTTATCTATGACAAGACTACCGGTTATCGTCAGGAGCGTATTAAGAGCCGCGGATTCCGTACCGTTGATTGGGACGGTGATTACACTAGTCCTGGCTTTTTGTTTGATAATGTAAACATTCAACAATGGAGTCCCTACACTGATTATCGTTTAGGTGACATTGTTTCTTATAAATCTTATAATTGGGTCAGTAAAGAAAATCAGCAAGGCACTGAGTTGTTTGATACTACAGTATGGGAAAAATTAGATACCACTCCAACAAAAGGCCTAGTGGCAAACTTTGACTATAGAATTAATCAATTTGAAGATTACTACGATGTTGACGCTGATGGTTTAGGTAGTAGTCAACGAGATCTAAGTCGTCATGTTATTGGATATCAAACTCGAGAATATCTACAGAACATGGCAGAAGATGCTGTTAGTCAGTTTAAGTTATATCAAGGATTCATCCGTGAAAAAGGCACAGCAAATGCTATTACTAAAGTATTTGACAAACTCAGCAGAACAAATTCAGGAAGTATTCAACTCAACGAAGAATGGGCATTCCGTGTTGGACGACTCGGCGGCACTGATCAGTTTAATGAAACTGAATTTAGAATCTTAAAAAATGATTTTAAAATCAATCCACAGCCAGTAATCATTGCACCTACAGAGTCTAGCACAGATGTATTAGATTTGTATATGCGTGTACCTGAAAAGAATTTTACAATTGCACCAATCCCGTTTACTGCAAATATTAATCCTGTTAAGAAATATAAACTAACTCCAAGAACAGCAGGTTATGTAAATTCTTTTGATGTTGATTTTGCTGTTAAAAACTACGACGATATCCTAGCATTAAACATTGCAGATTTTGCAGAAAATTCTCATGTATGGATTACTTTTTATAACAATTCTTGGACAGTACTGCGATACAATATTTCTAGACTGTTGTTGATTACTGATGTTAATGTAGTTAAAACACGAGTTGAAATTGTATTGGGTAGAACACATGGCCTGATAGTAGGTGACATCTTTGGTATTAGAAATATCGAAAATCTAGAAGGCTTTTACAAGATTACCGAAGTTCCTGATAGAAAAACCATAGTGATTCAAATCAGCAAAGATGCCAAAGAACCAAAGTGGGATTCAAGCACTGTTATTAATTTAGAATTGTTTAGTTCTGCTAGATTTACTGATTATCAATCAGTTGATCTTGCTATAGCTGCAACACTGACCAGCGGTGCTAAATTTTGGATAGACAATAATGTAAATGATAATTGGGAAGTTTCTGAAAAACAAAAACTATTTTCGTCTACAGAAATTTCAGAATACGGAACAACTACCCCTTTAGGCAACGGTAGTTCTGTGTTGTACATTGACATATTAACACAAATTGTCTCAGCAATGCCAGCGAGTAATATTGTAGTTTCTTATTTAGAAAGAACAGAAGGATTAAAACCTTTACAAACTTTTGAAAGGCCTAATAGTATTAGTGCAGCGGCCGCAGGAGTATTTGGTGAAAGTCTTGCAGTGAGTCCAGACGGCAAATGGTTAGCTATCGGTAGTCCACGAGCAACCGGGATTAGATCAGATTATCAAGAAGTTTATGATAGTGACTTAGATTATTTACAAGGGGACATAGTTTTACACAAAGGAAAATTATGGAGAGCCAAAGTTGATATCTATGCACAAAATTACATAGGAATTGATAGTAGTCGTGTTGGTGTTGATAGCGCCTTTGCTAGAATTGATACCACTATGGAAGATTGGGAACCAGCACTAGTTGTTACAGCAAATCAACAAGGCACTAATACTGGTTATCTAGAACAGGGTGCAGTATCTTTATACGAATGGAGCGGACAGAATTGGGTTGAACGCTATAGCTTTGTAAGTCCGAGACAAAATACCAATGAACAGTTTGGTTCTAAAATAACTATTGGTGTTGACTCTGGAAATTATTACATGGCAATTTCTGCACCTGGTGCAGAAAATAACAAAGGCCGAGTGTATCTTTACAAGTATGCTCCATTAGTTTCTGATACTTCAGAAACTATAACTTATAAAGTAACGGTTGCGCCGCCTCAGGGAATGGACTCTGGGTACAAGTATTATATCAATGAACAATACAGGCCTAATCTATCTTTAATAGTTGGCAATACTTATATATTTGACCAAACTGATCTCAGCAATGTTTACTATCCCAATCCGGTAGATGGTACCATAACCAACAGACATCCCTTGAATTTCAGCAATGACAACATCAGTGGAGTTCTGGGAGGTGGTACATTATATACTACTGGAGTTACCTATCTTTTAGATAATCGTTCGGTTACTCAAACACAATATATTGCAGGATTTACTACTGCTACAACTAGAAAAGTTCAGATTACAGTAACAGAAAATACTTCTAGTATACTTTATTATTATTCGTCAGCAACTCTAAACATGGGTAATTCTATAATTAGAAAGTATCCAAACATTGCCAAAGAATGGCAACTAATTGAAAATCAAAACTTCAAAGGAGTTTATGACAACACCGGAGCTAGATTCTATGAAGCTGGTGCAATAGTATGGTACAATAACTATCTATGGCAATCTCTAGAAGATCAAACAGGCGACGGTAGTACTATTTCTATTAATTCGAACCAATGGGCTAGATTAGATCCAGTATCAACTCAAAGTTCGTTGCCTACTAATATTGCCCTTGAAGATGACAGTACAGATCCTACAGTTGGATCATTACTTTCAGACCAAGTTGCTGAACTAGTCAAAGATGGTGACAGATTTGGAACCAGTATGACTATGAGTCGTGACGGTATGACATTAGTAGTAGGATCTCCAACTAGCGATGGACAATATTTTACTAATTATCGAGGCGTCTGGAATGGTTATCAAACGTACACCGTTGGAGATGTAGTCAAGTGGACAGGTAATTATTATAGATTAGCTACGGCATCCTCAACAGGAGCAAATCCTGTATCCGGAGCTCCATGGGGATTAGTTGAAGCTGTATCGGATGCAACATCTGGTAAAGTTTACATCTATAAAATGAACGCCTATGGATTCTATAGTTTAATGCAGACAATCAATGCAGGTAGCTTGCCCGATGTTAGTGATTTATCTTCAGCCGAAATAATCAATTCCGGAGATCTATTTGGATTTGCAATTGACATTGATAATTCCGGAAACACGATTGCGGTCTCTAGCCCACAGGCAGATATCAATTTACAAAATCAAGGCAGTGTCTATATCTTTAGATACGATACAGATTCAACAGTTCCAGAATATAGACTAAAACAAAAACTTCAAAGTTACGAAATTTACAACAACGAATTATTTGGTTTTAGTGTTTCTATAAGTGAGCGTGGCGAACGAGTAGTAGTCGGCGCAAAGAATACTCCGTACAAACTGCCAACACGATTTGACCTATCTGCTAGAACGCGATTTGATGGTGGCCGCACAACCTTCTCAGAAGATCAGGGTTACCCCGGCCAGGTCTATGTGTTTGAACTTAAAGATTTAACATATTTCCTATCTGAAAAATTAGAAGCTGCTCTATTAGACAACGAAGGGTTTGGTTATTCGTTAGACAGCACAGCATCTGTAATTGTAACAGGTTCACCAAGTTATGCCCTAACTGGTACAAAAGTTGGTATGACTAGAATATTTAGAAAGGATGTTACCAAAGACAGTTTTACAGTTCTTGCAGAAGAATCTCCTATGGTCAATATCGATCTCTTAAAGAGTGTAGCAGTCTATGACGATGAAAACTATCTAAAGATTGCAGACCTAGATATTATTGATGTGAACAAATTAAAAATTCTTGGCCGTGCAGAACAAGAAATTAAATTTAAGACTTTATATGATCCAGCAACTTATACTAACGGTACTTCCGAAGTCGAAGTTGATGCTGACCAAGCCTGGTTTGAAAAGAATGTTGGAGTAATTTGGTGGAACATCAGCACAGCTAAATGGGCACACTATGAGCAAGGTGATCTTGCCTACAGAGCCGGTAACTGGAATCAACTAGCGCCAGGTGCTACTATTGACATTTGCGAGTGGGTCGAAAGCTCAATGAGTCCGACAGACTGGGCTAAAATGGCAGATACTACAGACGGATTGTCAGCAGGCATTTCAGGGCAACCTCTTTATAGTAATACAGCATATTCTATTAAGAGATTCACAAATCCTAACACTGGATTATCTTACGGAACAAAATATTACTTCTGGGTCAAGAACAAAACAATTATTCCTACCGGTGTAGCAGGCAGAAATATATCAGCCTCTAGCATTGCGTCTTTGATTGAAAATCCTTCCAGCGACGGTACTCCAATACTTGCTATAATTGACACTGACAAGTTTTTAACCTATAACTTAAGTTCGGTTATTACAGGCGACTCTGCCTTGATAAACATCGAATATTACAATTCAGAACGAAGACCCAATGCTACGCACACTGAATACCAGTTGTTAACTGAAGGAATTGCAGATAGCTTGCCTAGTGATGCACTAGAGCAAAAATGGATTGACAGCTTGGTAGGATTTAATCAAGCAGGTAATCCTGTTCCTGATCCTACATTGCTACCTAAACAAAGATATGGCCTAGCCTTTAGGCCGATCCAAACAATGTTTGTCAATCGAGGCACTGCATTAAAAATTGTAATTGACAGAAGCAATAATATTCTTGCAACTAGACCTTTTGCAGATTTAATTGATTTTGAAAACTTAAATCAAATTGAAAATATTCCTAGTGAAACTTTAAACTTATATGACCTAACTGTGGATACATTTGCTGAATTAAGTGAAATAGGTATTGTTAGAATTTCTCCTGCAATTTTAAATGCAAATATTGTTGACGGAGAAATTGATACTATTGATATTGTTGATCCTGGATTTGGATATCGCACAGTGCCACCTGTTAAAATAGTCGGAGACGGGTTAGGAGCTAAAGCAACCGTTACTATTGACCTTCAAGGCAGAATCACATCAGTAAGTGTTGTACAGAAAGGTAGAAAATATACTACTGCCGATGTGTCAGTGAGAAATTTTTCAGTGCTGGTTAAAAATGATATCACTTATAATAACTACTGGTCTGTGTATTTTTGGGACAGCGTTAGAGAGGGATTCTTTAAGAGCACTGTGCAATCTTACGACACAACCAAATATTGGAGTTATATTGACTGGTATGCTACTGGTTACAGTTCAGTGACTCGTATTGTAAAAGAAATATTAGATCTATATCTCGAACCTACTATCAAAATAAAAGTTGGCGATGTTATCAAGATTAAAGAATATGCGAATGGCGGCTGGGCGTTACTTGAAAGAGTCACAGACGGCAGCGGAGATATTCTTGGCAATTATATTCTAGTTGGTCGAGAAAACGGCACAATTAAAATCAGCGAAGAAATTTATAATGTTAAAGTCTACGACTACCAAACATCTTACGACGAAGTCACCTACGACAATCAACCAACGCAAGAATTGAGATTTATTTTTGCTGCTCTAAAAGAGAATATCTTTATTGACGATCTAAGAGCAGAATGGAACAAATTGTTCTTTGCCAGCATTCGTTATATATTTTCGGAGCAGTTGTATGTTGATTGGGCTTTTAAAACCAGTTTCTTAAATGCAATACACAATATTGGAGATTTAGAACAAAAGACTAATTATAAAAATGACAATCTATCTAGTTTTCAACAATATCTAGAAGAAGTAAAACCATTTAGAACAACTATTCGCGAATATACCAGCAGATATACTGACATTGATCGGCAGGGTGCTGCAATCACAGACTTTGATGTACCACCAGTGTACAACATTATAGAAGGACAAATACTACCAGTATTAGAAAGTTCTAGTGTTATTGACACTTATCCTTACAAATGGTGGAAAGACAATCACACTTATTCTATTACAGATATTGTTATTTCTAATATTGGTGCCGACTACAAAGATGCACCTCGGGTTGTGATTGCAGGTGACGGCACAGGAGCAAGTGCGCAAGCCTACATTGCCAACGGCGCGGTTTCTGGAATTAAAATCCTAGCCGGAGGCACTGGATATACTACAGCATCAGTGAGTCTAGTTGGTGGCAACGGTACATCTACCAATATTGCAAAAGCTGTAGCAATTATTGGCGATAGTAAAACAAGAACTTTTGACCTTACAGTTAAATTTGATAGGATTACCAAAGAAGGAACTTATCTAGAATATACTTATAGTCAAGAGTTTGTTGCTGACGGATTTACCGCAATATTTGAATTAAATTATCCTCCCACACGAGACAAGACAAAAATTGCAGTTACGATCAACGATGAGATTATACTAGACAGTGAGTACGAAATTACATTCTATAAGTCTAGCACAGACTCTTACAGCTTATTGAGAGGAAAACTAAAGTTAGTATCTTTACCAGTTGCCGGTGCAATAATTGTGATCGACTATGAAAAAGCCGACGAGATTTTAGAAGCAGTGGACAGAATTAACAAATATTATAGTCCGGCCCAAGGAATGATAGGTAAAGAAATCAATCAGCTAATGACTGGAATTGATTTTGGCGGCGTACAAATTCAAGGAACTACATTTGATGTCTCGGGCGGTTGGGATGCACTTCCGTGGTTTACCGACACTTGGGATTCTGTAGAACCAAACTCAGATTTTTATTATGTAGTTGATACGCAACCGTATACATTAACCGGAATAGATAGTCGATCACTAACCTGGAAAGCAGGTTCTGTAGTTCAATATGGAACCAAGCAGTATCGTGCAGTAATTGCCAATACTGATAAACCGCCAGTTGAGTTTCCAGATGTGTGGGAAGAACTAACAATTTTATTACCATTTACTCCAGCAATAGGACAACAACTATCAGTATACCTAAAGCGTAGTGGATTGGGTTCTCCTAGGAGTATTGATACATTAGATTCCGCAGGAGCACCAGTAATCGTCTACGATCAAGGTATTGAAGAATCTCGTACTATCCGCATAGATGATCCAAACTTTGGTGGAGCAGGAATTACAAATCCATTAGCTGTTATGCCTACAGTTGTAGGTGACGGCTCTACAAACAGCATTGATATACAACAATACGTTCAAATAGAAAATGGAGATACTTTGATATTCCGTCCAATGGACAGTGACGGTACTGTTAATATTACCGATATAAACATCATCGATACAAATTTAACCGGAGGTTCGTTGAGTGCAGTTAGCGGAGCATATATTACAGCCACCGGTACAGCAGCAGAAGATATTGTAGTTGATGGTAGTAAATTTATCAGCCCAGACCAAGTGCCTGCTCCTGAAGAAAATATTCCGGGACAAATAATTGACAGTGTTTCAATTAAAGTATTCCACACAGTGCAAACTGGTGCAACACCATTACAGTCTCGTATATTAAAAAGCAACGGCCAAGACAACCGTTTTGCCATTGGCCTAACTGTGCTAGATAGTGCATCCGTTATGGTCTATGTTGATAAAGTAAAATGTGAAGTCAATGCCGCAGACAGCAGCATAGAATACATCATAGACTACAACACTAACGAAGTGGTATTTAATGTTGCTCCCCTTCAAAATTCAATAATTGAAATTATTTCTATTGGAGTTGGCGGTGCGGCGTTACTTGATTATCAAGAATTTGAAGCAGACGGAGACACGTTGTTTTTCTTAACTAGGGCAAATTTTGTCGATACATCATCAGTAGTTGTAACGGTCGATGGAATTGACGTTGATGTGTTACCTATTAATAGTTCTGAAGTATTAGATATTACAAACAAAACACTAATACAGTTTGCTAATAAACCAGAGCGTCGACAGATTGTAAAAATTGTTTGTCTAGGAGCCAATGCCGATGTTGATTCAACTGGAAGTTCTGTAGTAAGAGTTAATCAACAAACTATAACATTTGATGGCAGCACATTGAGTTATGACCTCGATCAGTTTGTAAATTTAACAAGAGCCAGTGCCTCGGGCGCCGTCCTAGTTGAAATTAACGGAATACAATTAAAAGGCGTTGATACTGAATTTGCAATTTACAATGGTACTAATAATGTTATTCCAATCGGCAAAGATCCGTTAGAAGCACCAAATACTGCGACACAATCTAATATCCAAGTCTATGTCAATAACGAATTAAAACAAAATATTCTTGATTATGTTTATGATGGAAATAGTAATACGGTAACAGTTGATACTGAAGTCTTAGAAATTAATGATGAAATTAAAATCATTATAGACATTAGAAGTCAATATACCTTTACAGATAATAACATTGTTTTTAACGGAACTAGTTTTGTAGAAAACGATAGTACAACTACACTGCAAGAAGGCGATCAAATCGTAGTTACCTGGTTCAGTGAATATCCAAGCATGAACATTATAACTGATCAGTACACTGGAGGTAAAGTTCAATATCAATTGGCAAGAGAGCCGGTTAGTGCCAGCTACATTTGGGTATATAAAAACGGTCGCCGTTTAACACAAGAACAAGATTACGAAGTGTCTATCCCAAGAAATGTTGTTTATTTAAAAACAACAACATTGATTACAGACGAAATCAAAATAGTACAGTTTGGTAATTACACAAGACGTCAACCGTTGGCTTACGAAGTCTTCAAAGACATGCTGAATATCTATCATTTCAATCGTTTCAGCATTGACAAGGCCGTAACATTATCTCAAGATTTAAATTACTATGATCAAATAATTCGAGTTACAGATACAACTAATTTATTTGAACCTATCAAATCTAGAAATATTCCGGGCACTGTTTATATCAACGGAGAACGCATTGATTATTTTGAGAAAACAGCTACAACATTGTCTCAATTAAGAAGAGGCACCCACGGAACTGCTATTAAAGAAATACACCCAACAGGTAGCAGTGTTGTTGATGTTGGTCGAGTTGAAAATCTTCCATATAACGAAAGTCAAGAAAGATTAGACTTTGTCAGCGATGGCAGCAGTTTGTTAGTTGGCCCGTTGAATTATGTTCCTAGCGCCGCAATAAGATCTAATTGGACACGATTAACAATTCCGGTAGGGTACGAACCTTGCGATCAAATTGAAGTTTTTGCAGCTGGTAGGCGTTTAAGAAAAGACCCTGTAACAGTTTATGATCAAACAGCGAATATTACTAGCCCACAAGCTGATACTATTTTAGAAGCCGAGTTCAGTGTTGACGGAGTAAACGACTATATTCGATTGACATCTACAGTACCTGCAGGAACTCGGGTTACTGTTATTAGAAGGATTGGAAAGACATGGTATGATCGAGGAGAAACAACAGCTTCTTCAGGTGTTACTCTGTTAAAAAATTCAAGTGCCATTGCTGAATTTCTAAAACAAAAGAGCACCGAACTGCCTGAATAAATACACTATGGAACAGAAAAACACAAGTGAATCAACTATGAAAAACCAAACATCAAAGGAAACTTCTCAACCTAACGAGACTTCGGGCTGGCATTTTGAAGGCCATATCAAGATTTTTGACCCAGAAACCGGTGAAGTATTTCAAGACAAGCGTAATGCTATTCACTACGAAAATATGAGTGTTGCTATGGTTAACAGCCTAAGCAATCAAGGACAGGGTTGGATTTATCAAATGGCATTTGGTAGCGGTGGCACAACAGTTGATCCTACTGGATTAATTACTTACTTAACACCAAATACTGTCGGAGTAAACACAGGATTGTATAATCAAACATACGCTAAAGTTGTTGATCAAAATGCTACAGAAAATGTAGATCCTACAAGAAACAAAATGGAAATCCGCCACATCAGCGGAGCAACCTATAGCGATATTGTTATTAGCTGTCTCCTTGATTATGGTGAACCAGTTGGTCAGCAGGCATTTGACAACAGTGTAGATATGAGCGGTAGCTATGTATTTGATGAGCTAGGCCTTAAAAGTTACAATCCAAACGGAGAAGGTAAATTGCTTACCCATGTGGTATTCCATCCTGTACAAAAGTCGTTGAATAGATTACTTCAGGTAGATTATACAATCCGCGTACAGAGCTTAACTGGCTTCACAGAGGTATAATAAATGCCATATATTGTAAATTTTACCGACAGAGAAAACAAGACTCCGATTACAGTTTTTGATAATACATCAAATGCAGATACAAGCCTAGACTTTCCGGGTCGCAATGTTACTGGCTACGGGCAAATTATTGCCGAAAACTTTTTAGCATTGTTAGAAAACTTTGCCAGTGGTGCAGCCCCAACAAGCCCAGTTGAAGGCCAACTATGGTACAATTCCCTAGAAGGCATTTTGCAAATTTGGGACAACACTCAGTGGAAAGCAGCCAGTAATATTCAAAAGAGCACCAGCGAACCTTCAGTGGAATCTGCTAGGGTTGGCGAACTTTGGGTTGACACAACCAACCAACAGTTATATGTATTCTCTGGGTCAAGCTGGATTTTGGTTGGTCCTAACTTTTCTACAGGTTTACAATCTGGTCCTGTTGTAGAGTCTATTATTGATAGTGATAACTTTGATAGAGTTATTGTGACCTTCTACGTAGAAGACAAACCGATTATAGTTATTAGTAAAGATAGTTTTACTCTC